AAGATACAGGTGTAAGGCATGGAATTTGATAAAGCCATTGCCAATTTTCGTAAAAAAGTTGATCTCAAGACCACTCAAGTATTTCAGAAGGCTTGTAATCAAGTATCTATGAAAATAGCCAATGAAACTGGCGTGAGTACGGGGCGACTTTTAGGGCAGTGGGCACCAAGTGCAGGCACAAGCACTAAGTATACCTATACTGGAGGCCCTAGTGCATGGAAGGGTGGTGTAAAAAATAAGGCAGTAGCAGACACCAATAAAGCACAGGCAATGGCAGATTTGAGTCCAAGAATAGGAGCCGTAACAGAAATACTTAAAAAAACAGAACCATACTACTTTACTAATGATACCTCATACGTAAAACAGGCCGAACATGATGGGTGGGAAGTGCAAAGGCCGTATAATATGAGAGAAAAAGGGCGGCAGGCATTTGTGGGCATAGTAAATAATATAATTTTGGAACTAAAAAATGGCTAACTACGCAGAAATACAATCAGTCTTAAACGAACAACTAAATGCCATATCTAATCTGCCTATGATTTCTTACGAGAATGTTCAGATAGAACCAGAAGACGATGACTTGTATTTGCGTAGTTATTTAATACCGGCGAATTCTCAAAACCCAATTTTAGGGGCCTCAGCCCCTACATTTGAATCCGGCACATTTGCGGTTTTGGTTTACATGGTACGAGATACAGGATGGAAAGCCGGATATGATTGGGTAGATACAATAGTAGAACAATTTAAAAGGGGTACTGTATTGACTAATTCTGCTACAAGCATTACTGTAAGGATTAGAAAAGCGTATCCAGTACCCGGATTTTACGGGGAAAATGGCAGGTACGTAGTACCAATTCACATAGAATATTTTTCATACATAGATATATAAGGAGACTATAAAATGGCTGAAGAAAATGTTGCACAAGGATCGCGATTTCAAGCAATTTACGCTGTAGAAGATTCCTGGGGAGTTTTGCCCAGTGCTTATACTGTTTATAACCTGAGAGTCACCGGATTTGGTGTTCAACTAGGTAAAGACTCTTTTCAGAGTGGGGAATTAAGGTCTGACCGGCAAATTTTAGACCTGCGGCATGGTATGTTTAATGTGTCAGGCGATATTCCGGTTGAATTGTCTTACGGGGCATTTGATGATCTGATTGCTGCTGCTATGTTTAATAGCTGGGCTTCGAATGACACTATAGAGACCGGGACTACCCAGTCCTCGCTCAGAATTCAAAGGGCGTTTACTGACGTAACTGAGTACCATGAGTTTTTGGGTTGTGTGCCCTCTAGTTGGAGTGTGTCTATTGCGCCTAATTCTATTATTACCTCTACCTTTTCCATAATGGGTCAGACAATGGAAACTACCCAGACTCTTACAGGTGCAGTAGATAAGGCAACAAATGCACCTATGGATAGTTTCAGTGGTTACATTCGAGAGGGCGGTAATACATCAAGTGATGAAATAGCAATTGTAACAGGGCTTGATTTTACGCTTGAAAATAATTTAACTCCTATGAATGTTGTAGGCAATCAACTTTCAGTAGGACTGTCTGAGGGTCGAGCAAATTTAACGGGAACCCTTACAGCTTATTTTGCTGGTTCTACATTGCTTAATAAGTTCCTGAATGAAACTGAGTCTGTTCTTGAAGTGCAGATAGCAGATGCGTCTGCAAATACATATACGTTCTACATGCCTCGAATTAAGTACAGCGGCGGTGATTTAAGCGTTGATGGGGAAGGCCCTGTTTCGCTTAGTTTGCCCTTCCAGGCACTGTATGATACTTCGGGCGGTATTAGTACCCTGCAAATAAGCAGGTAACACAAACAGCCCCTCTAAATGAGGGGCTAAATTTTAAGGAGGATTTATGACGTACAGTTTGGATCAGCTTAACACGGCAAAAGCGGCAGATGAGGGGAAATGGCTGGAACTCGAACACCCGGTTTCAGGCGAACCGCTTGACATGCACCTTAAACTTTTGGGGTCTGACTCTGATGCGTATAAGAAAACTATGCGTAAGCAACAGGATCGCCATTTGAAAAAAGGGCTGCGGAAACTCACTTCTGAGCAGGTAGAAGCAGACAGCACTGAGTTGATTGTGTCGTGTACCGTTGATTGGAAGAACATGCAGGAAAATGGCGATGATCTTGAGTTCACTAAAGAAAATGTTCGCCGGGTGTATAAAACCTATGACTTTGTAAGAGAGCAGGCTCGTGAGTTTGTAGAGGACAGAAGTAATTTTTTGGGGGAGTTCTAGAAGAATTAGAGGAGGCATTTAAATATGTTTTAGACATGGATTTTAAAGAAGAAGGCAAAATCTCACAAAGAGAAAGCCTCGAACAGGTGTTGAATTCAGCCCCTGTTGGATCTAAAGCATATGAAAGTGCCAAAACAAAATTGGATCAAGAACCGGAAATTCCTTATTGTCTAAGTTATATATGGGAGTGGTTTTGGGAATTAGATCAGACAAGAACGACGGATATGGCAGGCCCCAACCCTATTACGTTTACTGAGATTCAATCCTGGAATCATTTAAAAGGCATAGGAATTTCCGATCTTGAACTTTTTGTTCTAAAAACACTTGATTCAATTTATTTAAAATTCAGGAGGAAAAAGAAAAAATAATGTTTGTCTATAGACTAATTTGCCGCCCCACACGACGAGTGTATATTGGAACTTCTGCGGCCTACCCGGAAATAAATACCTTAGATGTACCAAAAGAAGTGCAAGCTGATTTTGATAATTTCGGAAAGGATAATTTCGGCCTTTTTGTCATATGTGAGCTAAATGATGTAGATAAAGCGATTCACAAAGCAGAAGTGCTGATGGAAAAAGAAGCCGTTAAATACGAAATCACTGAAAAAGTAACTGAAGAAGAACCCAAATATGAAATAATACAACAATTTCCCTATCATCCTTTTAAGGTATAACACATGGCTGACCTTGCAGAACTTGGCATACTTGTAAAATTTCAAGATCCTCAAAATGCTCATAAGCAATTAAAAGATATTGAGGTACAGGCAAAGAAAACCTCAGATGCAGCTAACAAGCTAAAATCTGCTGGGAAAGCTATGGCCGATGGTATGTCTAAGACTGCTGCGGCCACAAAAGGGGCAAAAAAGGGGTACGCAGAATTAAAGGGGGAATTAAATAAACTTTCTGCTGCATTTAAATCTGTACAAGATACTCCTAAAGGTTTAAAAGATTTATCTACTAATTTAAATCAAGTGGATAAAGCTACTAAAAAAGCATATGAATCAGGTAAATTAGGATTAGATGGATATAAACGATTAGCTCAACAATCTGATAGACTATCATCTAGCATTAAAACCCAAATTCAAGCATTAAGAAGTAGCGCAGACAGCTATCAAAAAGCGGATAACGCTTCTCGTCAATATATTCAATCTTTAAAACAACAGCAAGCGGCTCAAAATAATCTTGCTCGTAATAAAGAATATGAGGCATCCCGTAAGCGTGAGTTACAAAGACTTCGTGAAGATATCCAACTTAGAAGTAAAGTGGCTGAAAGCTATCAAAAACACGATGCTGCTGCACAGCAATATAATAAAACACTTCAAAAACAAGGCAAAGCATCTGATGCTGCTACTAAACAAACAAACAGCCTTGCCGGGGCTTTTGAAAAAGTTTATACCAGAGTAAAGCAATTCGCATCTTTTATAGCCGCAGCCGCTATTTTAATGACTATAAGGAATGCTTTTCGTGCCACAATAGATACAATTAAAAACTTTGACCAAGCCCTTTTTAGTCTTCAAGCAATTACCGGAGCTACAACCAGAGAAGCACAAGTGCTTGGCGATAGAATTCGTGATGTGGCCCGTGCTACTAAATTTTCTGCCGGAGAAGTTGCAGCTGGTATGGAACTTATAGGCAAAGCCGGATTTAATGCTGCTGAATCTCTTAGAATCATCAAGCCTGTAGCAGATCTTGCAACAGGTAGCCTCGAAGAATTTGATGTTGTAGCATCCCTCGTCGTCACAGCAATCAGGGCATTTCAGTTAGAAACAGTTGAGGCCGGTAAAGCCGCTGATATATTTGCAAACGCTGTAACAAATTCAAAACTGACAATAGACGGGCTTGCTACAGCCTTTGGATATGTAGGTGCGGCAGGAAACCAAGCAGGTCTTACTTTAGAGGAAGTATCAGGCACATTAATGGTGCTGGCCGATAATGGTATTCGTGCATCTACTATGGGTACAGGCTTACGGCGTATGATCTTGGGATTGTTGTCCCCTAACGAAAATCTCTCTGTTGCCTTGAGAAATGTAGGGTTGCAGTTATCAGATATTGATCCTAAAATGGTGGGTTGGGAACAAACTTTACGAACCATTGCACCTCTTATGTGGGACTTTGAAACCAATACCGTTGATATGGGCAAGGCTGTTGATTTCTTCGGCCTCAGGGCTTCTCAGGTTGCGGCCATTTTAATCAGAGAAACAGCACAGGGTGGTGCATTAAGTTCTGCTATAGAAAGTACAAAAGAGCTTGGGGCCGCTGCAAGGATGGCAGCGTTACAGCAGGAAGGTCTTGGAATTAAATTTAAAAACTTGGCTGACCGTGCAAAAAATATAGCCCTCGCCTTAGGTGATGCTGGTGCTACTTCTGCCATAGGGTCTTTAATTGATAAACTCAGGGGTGCTGCTGAAGCGGTAGAGATGTTTTTAACTAAATTTCCTCAAGCCGCACAATTCGCAGCATGGGCCGCAGGGGTTGGAACTGTAACTGTAGCAGTAATAGCCCTCACCACTGCACTTAAGTACGCAGGATTAGCAATAGCCGCTGTGGTTAGCCCTTGGACTGTTCTTTTGGGAGTTATAACCGGTGGACTTACAGCAATATCTTATTTTAAGAACAGACTGGATAAACTTTCCGAGGCGCACGAGAAAAATGCCATTGCTGTAAAAGAAAATGTAGAGGTATTAAAAAGTTGGCAAAAAGTGCTGGAAGCCTCTGCTGATAAAGGGGAACAAGAATATAATACAGCAGTGCGGCGATTTGCCG